AAAAGAACAACTCACACCCTTAAACTGGGTTAAAAAAATAAACGAAAGTGATTTGCATATTGAATTAATCAATGGTTCCAAAATATATCTACGCAGTGCTGACAACAAAGAAGCACTGAGGGGAGCCAAATACAATTTTATTGTGTTAGATGAGTGTGCTGACATGCACCCAGATACTTGGTATAGTGTGTTAAGACCCACACTCAGTGACACACAGGGTTCAGCATTGTTCATAGGATCACCCAAAGGGCGTAATTGGTTTTATGACTTATGGCTACAGGGCAATGCTACAGATGATTGGAGCAGTTGGCAGTTTACAACATTGGAAGGCGGTAATGTGCCAGAGACTGAAATCAAAGCCGCACAAAGGGACCTTGACAGCAGACGATTTGAACAAGAATACTTGGCACAGTTTGTTAGTTATGAGGGTGTTATATTTTATGCTTTTGGTGAACACAATATAGTTAAGAAAAATATATTACCAGAAGACAGAACACCCTTACACATAGGCATGGACTTCAATATAAATCCAATGAGTGCTGTTATAGGCCAAAAAGCAGGAGATGATTTTCATATATTTGATGAAATAGAAATATGGACATCAAACACATTTGAAATGGTTAAGGAAATAAGAACTCGTTATGGTAATGACAGACAGATGTATGTGTATCCAGATGCCAGTGGAGCAAGTCGTAGCACAAACAGTCAGGGTGTCAGTGATCACATAATATTACAAAACAATGGCTTCAAGTTAGTTGTTAAAAATGCCAATCCACCAGTAGCAGAAGCCATAGCCAGTGTGAATGCCAGATTAAAGAGTAGCACAGGGCAAGTAAGGTTGACAATAGACCCAAAATGTGTTAGACTCAGAGAGGCTTTGTATAAACACACTTATAAACAGAATACAAGAATACCGGATAAAGACAGTGGGCATGACCACATCACAGACGCCCTTAGATACGTCATACACAGTTTATATCCACTACAACAACAATTTAGTAACAGTTATAAGCCTAAACGAATGGCCGCAGGCAGAATGTTATGAAGACAAAAGTTATACAGGGAAACAATATAGATATTCTAAAAGGATATCCAGACAATCATTTTGACAGCATAGTCACAGATCCACCATATGGTATAGAGTTCCTACACAAAGATTGGGATAAGAATACCGGTGCCATAGAAACCTGGGAACAATGTTTCAGAGTGTTAAAGCCAGGTGGATACATACTGGCATTCAGTGCCGCAAGAACATATCACAACTTAGCAACAAATATAGAATCAGTGGGATTTGAGATAAGAGATCAACTGATGTGGTTATATGCGTCAGGATTTCCCAAGGCTCAGGATGTGGGCAAGAACATAGCAAAAAAACAACAAAACAAAAAAAATATGAGTCTGCCACAAGCAGAGTGGGATAATTTAACATTAATAGAAGGCACAGGATCTACCGGTTCTATATATAGACATTCTAATGGTAAAAAATATAGACAATTGAGAAATACTAAATCACAAAGAGTTGCTCAACAATATGGCGGTGGAGAATGGAAAGATACATATGAAGAAATTATAGAACATAACAATGAATGGAGTGGCTGGAAAACAGCATTAAAACCAGCACACGAACCCATAGTGATGGCACGCAAACCGTTTAAGGGTAGCAGTGTTGATAATGTGTTAAAATGGGGTGTAGGTGCCTTAAACATAGATGCCACAAGAATAGAATATGAGTGTGACTATGATGCTAAACATCAATCAGATATTAGCAGAGGACAACAAAATGCTAAAAATGGAACTAACTTTTTCGGTAGTGGTAAAAGTGTAAGCGATGATAAAGGACAAGGCAGATTCCCCAGTAATGTGTTAGGTGAAGTTGAAGGCTATCAAAAGTTCTTCTATTGTCCCAAAGTAAGCCGTGCTGAAAGACATATAGGATTTGAAGCACCAGAACCAGAACCCTTTAACAATCCTGAGGATATGAAAAAACATCCACTATGGGACCCAAGCATAGGCACAAATAGTCATAGATTTATGAAAAAGATCAGAGAACATAACAAAATAGCAAACAACCACCCCACCGTTAAGCCGGTGGCACTGATGAGATATCTAATCAAGTTAGTCACACCACAGGGTGGTAAGGTGTTAGATCCTTTCACAGGATCAGGATCAACAGGTATGGCCGCAGTGGAGTTAGACTATGACTTTACAGGCTGTGAGTTAGATCCGGATTATGTAAACATAGCAGAAACCAGAATAACTGCCTGGAAAAACAAAACAGATTTACAAAACAATCCACTACCGGATCAATGGTTTGAAGAAGAATAATATGGCAGAGATTATAAAAGAACCTTTTAAAAGGTGTTTGGTTATTACAAACTATCGTGTGGGTAGCACATATTTTGTTAGAAAAAATGCAGAACATCATGGTGTAACATGTGGTTTTGAATATGTTAATGATCATGGTTATTCTAAAGCATTACATTTTTGTAAAAATACTCCAAATTGGATTATTAAAGTGATGCCAGATCAATTAAAACACAATATCAAAATATATGAAACAATTATACAGTATACTGATAAAATTGTTTATTTGTATAGACAGAATTTTACAGCACAAGCAAAAAGTTGGATTGCTATGAATAAATTGGGTGATTGGGGAGAAACCAGACAACATCCTAATGATAGACCTTTACATCACAATGTAAATGTTGATCAAAAATTTTGCGACAAATGGACAAAAATATTAATTGACAATTATAACAGTATTCAACAAATTTACAAACGATATCCTGGTGATATACATTGTTTTGAAGATTTTACTACATATTTGCCATACAAAAGAATATATAACTGGAACTATGAACCCAGAATACCACACTATGATGTGGAAAATATTTTTAAGGAGCAATAATGGCATTTACAGGAAAAGAACCACCAAAGAAAGGTTCAGCACAATGGAAAAAGAACGAAAAAACAATTAATGAAACAGGCTTCTTACGCAAAATGCGTGATAGAAGTGAAGGCATAGAGAAAAAAGGCAGTCACTATGGTCAAACACATGGCGGGAAAGGTTCAGCAAGACGCGGTGGCAATGAACATCTTTATGCTGAAGGTTGGGACAGAATATTTGGGAAAAAGGACAAATGAAAAAAGTTTTAATAATAGGTGGTTTAGGTTATATTGGTAGTCAATTATATCATCACCTTAAGGAAACTAAAAAATACATGCTGAGTGTGGATGATTGTGCTACTTGGGGCAGAGACTATAATGTAATGTTTCAGTTTGCTGATATTACCAGTAAAAATTATATAAGCGATAATACAGAAGATGCTGATGTAATAATATTATTAGCAGGATTAAGCAGTGTTCAATTGTGTAAAGGCAATTTTCATAATGCATTTGAACATAATGTAATGTTTCAGTTTGCTGATATTACCAGTAAAAATTATATAAGCGATAATACAGAAGATGCTGATGTAATAATATTATTAGCAGGATTAAGCAGTGTTCAATTGTGTAAAGGCAATTTCCATAATGCATTTGAACATAATGTAATGGCATTCAGCAATATAGCAAATTTATTAAAACCTGAACAAACACTTATATATGCTGGTAGTAGTAGTGTGTATGGAGCACATGATAGTTATTATGCATATGAAACAGATCAATTAAAAGAACCACTTAATCCCTATGACCACACCAAACAACTAATAGACAAAATATATCTTCAGGAATATGCACACAAAAACATAATTGGTTTGCGTTTTGGCACAGTTAATGGATTCAGCAGAAACTTTAGAACAGATGTTATGTTAAATGCTATGAGTTATAGTGCTATACAGGATAAATGTGTTAATGTGTTTAATGGTGACACCAGACGTAGCATATTAGGTATAACAGACTGTTGTAGAGCAATACAGAACATCATAGACAATCCTATACCCGGTATATACAACTTAGCCAGTTTTGACAGCACAAGCAGACAACTGGGCAAACAAACAGCAAAACATTTTGGTGTAGAATATAAAGAAACAGTTGCTCCTGCTGAAGGCAATGAAAAATTAATCACAAAAAATTATGATTTCTGGGTAAACACAGATAAATTTTCAAATACATATAATTTTGTATTTAAGGACACTGTGGATAGCATACTCAAAGACATACAATCCGGCATAGCAGAAAATAAATTAGCAGGAAATTTTGTGCATTTTCAATCAAGGATATTTGGATCAATATGATAACAAAATTAACAGAATGTGTTGCTTGTGGAGATGAATTATTGTATAAGTTTTTGGACTTAAATGAACAACCATTAGCAAACAATTACCACACAGGTGAACCACAACAAGCATACCCTTTGGCAGTGAATTATTGTGTAAATTGTAGTCACACACAATTAACACACGCAGTAGACCCTAAATTATTATTTGAAAATTACCTCTATGTAACAGGGACCAGTGATACTCTAAGGCAATACTGTAAAGATTTTGCTAAATTTGTAACAGACACTGCCAAAGTGGGTGCTGTATTGGATATTGCCAGTAATGATGGCACACAATTATCAGCATTTAGGGATAAAGGTTGGGACACTTATGGTGTTGAACCTGCTAAAAACTTAGCAAAACACAGTGAACACACAATATATTGTGATTTCTTTGAAAATGTGGAAATAGACAAAAAGTTTGATGCCATAACAGCACAGAATGTAGTAGCACATACACAATATCCTTTACAATTCCTTAAAAAAATAAAAAAATTGCTCAAACCCAATGGCAGAGCATTTATACAAACAAGTCAGTGTCAAATGTATGCTAATGGTGAGTTTGACACAGTGTATCACGAACACATCAGTTTCTTTTGTGTAAACAGTATGCAAAAACTATGCCACAGAGCAGGATTAAAGTTATTGGATGTTGTTATCACACCCATACACGGTAATAGTTATGTGTTTGTGATAGGCAAAAAGGGTGAAGAACAAATAGATCAATATTTAACAGATGAACGATATAGATATAATTTTAGGACATATGAACAATTTGCTGATAAGGCCCTTACAACTGTAAATGACTTAAAATGTGTAATTGAACAATATAAATCAGCAGGATTTACAGTAGCAGGATATGGTGCCGCGGCAAAAGGTATGACTGT